AAATAAACATGAATATGCTAACTGTAATCTTATTGAGTTAGTACCATTACCTAAAGGAAGTGACTATGAGCAAAAACTTAAAGAACTTAAAACGGAGAAACTACTAAATGGCAATGACATACGGTAGCATTGATAACTCAAAAAATAAAGTAACCTTAACTTTCACAAAAGGAGAATCATTATTTATACAAGAAGCATTAGAGAAGCTACATAGTAATTTAGTCCAACACATCAAAGAATATGGTGATGATGAGGATGGTGGTTACGATGCAGAAATTAGAGTAATAGATAAAATAATACTAAAATTTGCAACCGCATTTCCACTTAAGAGGAGATAGTTAATGGCATTTAAATATACAAATAAGAATAATCTTACATTACCATTAGCAGTATTTTTATTGAACGATACATATGCTTATGATGATAGGCCTAATGCTATTAGTGCTACTAGTTTATTAAAACCTTTGCGTGAACTAGTGCTCTCTATGCAACATAAAGATCTAAATAAAACCGTAGATATTGCCGACATGGGTGCAGCTCGTATGGGATCTGCTATACATTCTGCTTGTGAAGCAGCATGGAAAAATGAAGATACGGTAAGAGAAGCTTTAAGAACATTAGGTGCAGGAGACAGTGCTGTAAGAAACGTAAAAATAAATCCTACAGAAGTAAAACCTGGAGATATGCCAATATACGTAGAACAAAGAGTAGAAAAAGAAATAGATGGATTTATTATTTCTGGTCAATTTGATTTAGTATTAGCAGGAACTGTAAATGATTATAAATCTGCTACGGTTTGGAAGTATATTTATGATAGTGATAGAGATAAATATGTTAAACAAGGCAGTATTTATAAATGGCTTAATCCAGATAAAATTACAGAAGATATTATTAATATTAATTATATTTTTACGGATTGGTCACCATCTAAAGCTAGAGAAACAAAGGACTATCCTCCATTTAGGACAGCCCATAAATCTTATCCATTATGGAGTGTTCAAGAAACAGAAAACTGGATCAGTAGCAAATTACAACGAGTTGAAGCACTACTAGATCAGCCCCAAAATTCCAGCATTTTTCCTGAATGTACTGATGAAGAATTATGGGCAACTGATGAAGTATTTAAATATTATAAAAATCCAGCTAAGACAGATAGATCAACTAAAAACTTCGCAACAATGGACGAAGCATTACAACGAAAATCTCAGGATGGAGATGTAGGTATGATTCGAACAGTTCCAGGAGAAGTCAAAGCATGTCGTTATTGCTCAGTGGTAGAAGTATGTAGCCAAGCAAAAGATATGCAAATGAGTGGGAGGTTACATTTATGATTAGTGGAATTAGAATTTACTCACCAGATGGAGTATTAAAGGAAGAAATTCCAAAGGAAAAAGCCCTAGAGTTATACAATGAAACAAATAAAGAAGATTGGTATTTGTCTCCGACTGAAAGAAAACATTGGGATAACATGATTACCAAAGAATCAAAACCCTATGAAAAAAAGGGTTTACGGCCTTGGATTAAACGAACTCATAAAATTACTAAAAAATACAATATTAAATGTATTGTTTGCCATAAAGAAGTAGTAAAATCTAATAAGTGCGCTAAGTACTGCGGCCACCAATGCTATAGAGTTTCACAAAGAAAGTCCTCATGGGAGAGATATCAACGAAAAAAAGGCGTATCTACGTCCTAGCTTTGATAGTGTTCTATACATAACCATGAAGTTTAGTGCCAACACTTACGCAGACGTAGGTGCGTCTTAATTTTAGAGGTGAGGCTATGATCGAAATTATGAGATTTAAAAGATTAGTTTCAGATATAACTATTAAGAATTTATCACAAAAAGAGTATGTAAAAGAAGTAGACAAGTTATTTAACGAAGTATTTGAGTGTCCTGATAAGTTAGAACCCAAGCCGAATCACTTACCTGAAAAAGCTCGTAGAATAATACAACAAAAATATGGCCTAGGTCGATCAGAGAGTTAGTTAATCTGCCCTTGTAGCTCAAATGGCAGAGCAACTGAGTCGTAGAATCGGTGCGTGGAGGTTCGATCCCTCCCAAGGGCATACTTTATAGGAGAATTGCTATGGATAAAGACGAGATTGATAATGAAATCAAAGAAATAACAAAAGGTGTTATTCCTGAAAGAAAGAAACATAGAGCAGAATATCAAATGACGTTGGGTAGTTTAATAAAAGCGTTAAGGAAAGAAAGAACTGGTTTACCAGTTATTATTTCTTCCGTCTACCATGGGTATGAGGATAGATACCCAGCTAATCCTCATAGCTATCATGGATATTCAGAAGATTTGGCATTTGAACCTTTAAGTACTCCGATAACTGTTGCAGAATTTCTTACAATGTGTGAATCAATTATTAAAAATAGTTCCTTTCAGATAGGAAATGCTTTTACAATTAATTCCCCTGTCTGGATTTCGAAACAAGATACAGCTAGTAAAAATGCTATTGCCGATGTTGTATCTAATGTCAATCAAGTAACTTTAGTTACTAAAGAAATAAAGGAAGAGGAGGTGAGTAATGGCAGGTAAACAGAAAGAATATTCATATGAAATACAACTAAATTGGATGGGTGAATTTTTTACTTGCGATGGTCTTTTGGCGACATCAAAAGAAGATTTAATCAAACAAGTTAAAGAAAATTTTTATGAAGAATATGGAATTGAATTAGCTGATGCAGATATAGCTAATATTAAATCATATAAGAGGAGGTGAGTGATGAAATTTGTTTACAACGATGGAGGACGAAAACAATCTGGCTACAAAGGAACGGCTGGCGATTGTGTTACCAGGGCAATCGCAATCGCAAGTGAGTTACCATACCAAGAGGTCTATGAAGCTATGGCACATGGTAATTCTACTCAACGCAAATCTAAGCATGATACAAAGAAGCGTACCCGAACCGCTAGAAATGGCATAAGTACGAGCCGAAAATGGTTCAAGGACTATATGGCTTCAATAGGTTTTAAGTGGACTCCAACAATGCAGATTGGGTCTGGTTGCAAAGTACACCTCAAACCTGATGAGTTGCCAAAAGGCAGACTCATTGTTGCTGTCTCCAAACATTACACAACAATGATTAATGGAGTTATTAATGATCTTTGTGATCCATCGAGAAACGGAACAAGGTGCGTCTATGGTTATTGGAAGAAAGGAGGTAGGTGATGCCACTAAGTAATCAACAACAATTAGAATATGTAAAAAGCTACTTACAAAATTTACAAGAAAGAGATGTAGAAGCTGCTGAAGAAGAAGATGTACAACTCTCAGTAGCTATTCATTTTTTAGAAGAAGTAACAGAAACAGTAGCAAATATTGATTTCAAGGAGACTAAAGATGAAAGATAATGAAATGACAGACGACCAGATAATAAAAAATAGAGAAGAAAAATATGGGCCACCTTTAGATTGTTTTAATACTTGGGCAAAAATATGTACAGCCTTAGATAATTACGCAAAAGAATCTCCTTGGGAAAATAAAGCCCACCTATATGCATTAAAGATGGCAGCGTTAAAAATGGTTAGATCTGTTTGGAATCCGTCTACACTCGATAATTATCCAGATGGTAGAAATTATTTCTCTATCGCTCAGATGTGCAGTAGAGATGCAATTGCTAAGGGGAAAGGAAAACATGAATGAAAAAATATCATCCGTTTTCCGAAAAAATAGTCAATATCTTAGCTCGAAAAGTTAATAATGATAACCGTCATTTCTTTAGAGTATTAACAGCTTATTATTTATCCAAAGTAGCATCAATGATGAGATGTAATATTTTAACAAATGACCGAGACGTCATTCCAGTTAACACTTATGTATTAAACTTAATGGTATCAGGAACAGGTAAAGGGCATTCAACTAATATTCTAGAACGTGAATTCGTAGCACATTTTAAAAAAGAATTCCTAAATACTATTTTTCCTAGAAAAGCCGAAGAAAATATGCAGACATTAGCTCAAGAAAGAGCGGAATGGCGAATTAATACTGGACAAAGTTTAGTTCCACTAGAAGAAGAATACAATACGCAATTAGCTAAATTTCAAGCCCACTTTGAAAGATTAGGAGAATTGGCATTTAGCTTTGATAGCGGAACTTCTCCAGCTGTTAAACAAATGCGAGAAAAATTATTACTTGCTTCAGCAGGATCCATGAATCTAGAACTAGACGAAGTTGGATCAAACTTGTCTGCAAATGTAGATGTATTAAATGTATTTTTAGAGTTATACGATGTAGGACTAGTTAAACAAAAACTCACAAAAAATACGAGTGAGAATATTAGATCAGAGGAATTACCTGGTAATACACCTACTAATCTAATGATGTTTGGTACACCTACTAAATTATTAGATGGTGGACGAATAGAAGAAGAATTTAAACAATTCTTAGAAACAGGATACGGTCGTAGATTACTGTACGGATACACTATAGATAATCATAGGACTAAGTACGCATCTGCACAAGAACGGTATAAAATGATGGTAGACGAAAATTTAGCGAAAGAAATGCTAGATATACAAAGAACCTTTACAGATTTTGCAAAAAGGCCTTTTAATCCTATTTTACGCATGTCTGAAGAAAATTCGATCTATCTAATTGAATATCAAATGAAATGCGAAGAACTCGCAGACGATATGAAAGATCATATGGCCATCCATAAGGCTGAAATGATACATCGGTATTACAAAGCTAACAAACTAGCTGGAGCATATGCGTTTACCGACAATAGTACGGAAATTACTCAAGATCACTTAGATTATGCTATTAGCCTAGTTGAAGACTCTGGAGAAGCCTTTCATACATTAATGCGAAAACAAGGCTCATATGAGCGTTTAGCTCATTATTTAGCTGATTGTGATAATGAGGTAACTCAGCATGAATTAATGGAAGAATTGCCATTTTATAAAGGCACAGAGCTACAGAGGAAAGACCTAATGACATTGGCTACATCCTTTGGATATAGGAATAATATCATAATCAAAAAGCGAACATTAGACGAAATTGAGTTCTTTATTGGCGAAACTCTAGCCGAGACAGATCTTAATAAATTGACAGTAAGTATTAGTAAAGAATTAGCTTATAACTACAAAACAGACTATCCGCCATTTGACTTATTACATAAATTGACTACAGCAGATGGCTATCATTATGCTGCTCATGGATTTGTAAATGGACATAGAACTACTGAAAATGTCATAGCAGGATTTGATTTACTTATTCTGGATTGTGATGGGGATGTTTCTATGTCTACGGTTAAGGTGTTGTTGGAAGATTATACATTTCTAATGTCAACAACTAAGAGACATACATCTGAAATAAATAGATTTAGACTTATTTTACCCTTGTCTCACAGGCTTAAATTGTCTCCAGGGGACTACTCTAAATTTATGATAAATGTGTTTGAATGGTTACCTTTTCCAGTTGATGAAGGAGCCAAAGACATAGCTAGAAAATGGGCTTCTTTTCCTGGAGTTTATGAATATAACCAAGGAAGCGTTCTTGACGCCACAATGTTTATCCCAGAAACTAAAAGAGCCGATGAAACAAGGGCTCAAATTACAACAGATGGGGTTAATAATATTGAGAGATGGTTTTACAATCATACCTCAACAGGCAATAGAGCTAATCACTTGTATAGATACGGAATGGTACTCATTGATGCAAAATTACCATTAGGAGATATCGTAGAAAAGTTAGAAGCATTTAATAGTAGATTAGATAATCCTTTACCAGAAGAACAATTTAGGAATAGTACAATTAAATCCATTTCTAAAGAATTCACAAAAAGGAGGGCAATTTAAACTTTACCGAAGGGGCACAAAAATGAGAAAAAAATATAAGAATAAGAAGGAACCTAAAGTAGAAGTAATAACTAGAATGCCTAGTATATTACATGCACCACAAACACAGGCATTAATAAGTCATATTCAGAATCTTAAACCTATTTCAGCCGAAGATGCAAAGCGATTCCCACATAGAGTATGGGATAGAGCAGTAATAGATACATTAGCAGGTGGGGACACACGAGGTAGTAAACCCGGTAATAAGAAAAAATATTTAGAAGAAGCTAGAAAATATTGTTTTGCACAACACAGTATACTGCTTACTGCTGTTAAGAATGTGGGCTTACGAAGACTAACTAGTGCAGAAATGATAGTTAAGGGCGAAAGAAATAGAGATAAAAGTAATACTAATGAGCGAAAAGATGCTCATATGATTAAGAATTGCGTAAGCTCTACAGAATTATCTCCAACTGATAAAAAGAAACGTGACGCTTTATTGTTAAATCTAAAAGGACGGGAAATTATGAGCCGACCGTCTACATTTCAAGCACAATTACAACATATACAACAGAATAATAAAAGCTTACCACTAGGAGGCAAAGATGGTATAGCAGCATTAGAAGTACTTAAACGAGTCTTACTTGAAGAGAAGGAGAAAAAATGATTAATAACCATTTATTACTAGTATCAGGCAAATCTGCTTCAGGCAAAAGTGCTAGCTTGATAGACTTAGATAAACCTGAAGGAGTTATGTATTTAAATTGTGAAAATGGAAAAAAGTTACCATTTAAAAGCAAATTTAAAGAATACATTGTTACTGATCCCGCTCAAGTATATGAAGCTTTTAAAGAAGCGGAAAAAAATGAAAAGTTAAAAAACATACATACGATAGTAATTGATAGTCTTACGTATCTTATGGATATGTATGAAAGTACTAAAATAGTACCATCTACAAATAGGCAACAGTCATGGGGAGATTACTATCAGTATATGAGAATATTAATGTCTCAAATAGTAGCTAAGTCTACTAAAAATGTAGTATTTCTAGCACACAGTTCAGATGTGTTAAACGAAGCCGAACACGTTACCGAAACCAAAGTTATGGTTAAAGGGGCTTTAAAAAATATCGGTATAGAAAGTTTCTTTACTACGGTTATATCCACAAAGAAACTATCTTTAGAAAAGTTAGATGATAAGAATGCTAACTCTCCATTATATAAAGTTACTGATGAAGAGAAAGACTTAGGATTTAAATATGTATTTCAAACTAGAATAACTAAAGACTCAATACATGAACGGATCCGATCTCCTAGAGATATGTGGACTACAAAAGAAACATATATAGATAATAATTTACAAAATGTAATTAATAAACTTCATGAACATTACAAATAAGGAGAACTATGAGCCATCCAGGAAATGACACAATTATAGACAATAAACGAGATACCATTACTATAGATGCGTCAAGAATCAAATTAATAGATGATATGGTTTATGTAGCTACTAAAATGGGAATTGGAGTAGTACAAGAAATTGCCGCAGAAACTCTAAATAGAAAACCAGGTATGTCTGTTAAAGAGTTTACAAAAGTACTAGACGAATACCTAGAAAAACAAGAAGAATTAAAGAATCGCCACTAGCCATGGTGTTTTAAGAAGGGAGCATAAGCTCAATCAATCACTTTAAACTAAGGACATAAATTATGAGTGAATGGGAACTACCAAAAAATGTGGAAACGCAATCCATAGAACGTGTAGGTGGAGGCGGATTTGCATGGGAATCTGGTGTATATGATGCAACTGTTAAAATGGTTTATCTTAATCAGTCTGCATCTGAAGCCGTAAGTTTTAATATTATTCTGGAAAATTCAGAAGGTAAGGAGCTAAGAGAAGCCTTCTGGATTAAATCAGGAAAAGCTAAAGGGAACAAAACCTACTACACAAAAGATGGTAAAGATTATCCACTTCCAGGATACTCAATTGCTAATTCTATGTGCGTAGCAGTTTCAGGAGATCCATTAGCAAAATGCATGGATTCTGCTGAGAAAAAGACTGTTAAAGTTTGGGACTCGGAGAAAAAACAGGAGGCACCTGCCGAACGACCAGTACTAATGGGGCTAGTTAATAAGCCAGTTAAAGTAGCTGTTCATCAAGTTATAGAAAATAGGCAAGTGAAGAATGAGTCTACTGGAAAATATGAACCAAGTGGACAGACCCGGACTGTAAATGAATGCAAGTTCTTTGGTAACAAAGATGGCAAAACTGCTGAAGAAATTATTAATAAGACTGAAGCAGTTAAGTTTGATAAATGGGCTGAAAAGAATACAGGCTCAGTTATTAATAAAGCAACTAATACGCCTAAAGGTAGTAATTCTGCTGCAAGTATTATGGGTAGTACACCCACAGACCCAGCAGATTCACTATTTGCTAACTGATGTTAGTTGTAGGGATAGACCCAGGTACTAATGGAGCAATCGCTGTACTGGATTCTGCGAATCCAGACAGCGTTGCTCTACTTAATTTAAAGAATAATGAAGTTTGGTACATATGGCACTGGCTAAATGACCTAAAATTAGTAGAAAAGAAATGTAGAGTATGGGTAGAAGACGTACATTCTATGTATGGTATGTCAGCTAAATCTAATTTTGGATTTGGTAGAAATTTTGGAACCGTACTTACGATTGGAGAGTTACTTACAGGAACTTTTCCGAGAACAGTTACACCTAAAATATGGCAAAAATACATAGGAGTAACTGTCAAAGGTAAAGCTATCAAAAAAGACGTAGCTAAGATAGCTAAAGGCTTATACCCTAACGCTGAACTATATGGTAAGAGAGGTGGTCTATTAGATGGCAGAGCCGATGCATTAATGATTGCCTATTATGGATTAAGACATAGACGATTATGAAAGAAAAATCATTTACTATAAAAAATCATATAGGAATATTTGATAATTATTTTTCAGATCAGCTTTGTGATAATTATATCCAGTATTTCGATAAGCTAAAAATGATTGATCGAAACACACTTGAATTTGTACAAGATCAACATCAAAGTCTCGTAACGAGTTTATATGGAAATGATTTGGATATTAGCTCACTAGGAATTGTTGATTTTCATAAAGTATTTTGGAATGACTGTTATCCACAATATGTTGAGGCATATCCGATTATTAAACAATTTCAAAAACATGCAATTTTTGATTTAAAGATTCAAAAAACTGAAAAAGGCCAAGGCTATCATGCATGGCATACTGAAATGATGTCAGCAGCAACTCGTGATAGGTTCGTAGTCTTTTCATTATTTTTAAATGATGTAGAAGAAGGAGGAGAAACGGAATTTTTACACCAAAGTGTAAGAATCAAAGCTATAAAAAACAGATTTATTTTATTTCCAGCAACATACACACATGTACATCGAGGCAACCCACCGTTATCAGGAACAAAGTATATTATAACAGGATGGGTTGAATTCGGATCTCATGATTAAGGAGGAAGAATGAAAATAGAAATAGATATAGATATTGAATCTATAGTAAGAGAAGCACTAAAGAAAAAACAATCAGCTGGTTTAAATTCACTAATTGAAGAAGGAGTTTCTATACCCGTAGAAGCTCCTACTAATAGTAGATCTAAATGGGAGTATGGCCGTAGAAATGGAAGACGTAGATCTCCCGAAGAAATGGCATTACATGAAGAAGAAAGGAGACTTGGACGTAGACTAACTCCAGAAGAAAAGGGGGCAGTTAAAGGAAAAGTTTCTATTGAGGACTCTATTGAAACAAAAGTAAAAGAAGATACTATCAGGAAAGATCGGATTCAAAAATTAGCAGAAGAGGGTTTAGCTGCAGCATCTAAAGAACTAGAAGCAGAGCGACTAGACAAAGCACCCGAAAGCGGTGAAAAAGTCATAGACACAGAAATTCCAAAAACGGAAGATCTAACTAAGTTAGATTCCCTGTTCTCATGACGCACTTAAAAAGTATTTTATATACGATAGTAGCTGTTATAGTTTTACTTGCTAGTCTCCTATTATTACCAGTAGCTATAGTAGTAATAGGAGGAATAGTACTGTACTTTGTTATTAGAGTATTATTGTGGGAACCGCCAGAAGAAGATTCTAGATTCTAATTTACCCACTTAGCTACATCCATAATAGTTTCATACCCAGTTACATTATCAGCTTCGTCAACTAAATTAAAAGTCTGAAATACATTAGGTGAAAATTGACCACCTAGCCAAGAGCTATTTATATTAGCTAAAGTAGGTACTCCTGTAATCTCCTGGATTACAGCAGAAACACCTACAGCTGTAGGACTAGTTTTTAGTAATTGTCTAGATGCTCTAGTATTACGTAAGTAGTACGAAAGGAATGCAGTAGCTCCGATAACGTCAAGAGCTTCCAGTACAGGAATCAACGCTTCATCAAACAATACAAAAGCGGTAAGTGCATCATGCATTGCCGTGCTAAAATCTTGTCCTTTAACATGCATAGCATGTTCCATCATTACATACCTGCCCATAAAGTCAGTCATCTGAACTAATTGTCTAGCTGCTTGTAAAGGAGCACTACCCTTAGTCATGAATGCCCATGATGCGATAGTTTGTAAGCTTTGTGGAATTCTATCACCAACCTTTTTAAATTTTCCTTTAAAAATAGTACGTTTCATACGATTCCAATAACCATCAATCTGTGCTTCATTTACATCCTCAACAATTAATGAATTTAAACCAGCTTCACTCATTCTATGGAGTTTATTACGTTGAATTCTATCCATTAATCTACGTGCTTTAAAAGCTTCTGGGCTATTAACTCTATCCAAGCCTTTAGTTTCGATAGTGTGCATTAGTTGAGCATGTTGAATATTATGATCTTTATATTTTATATATTCATTAATCCCCTCAATAGTTTTCTTAAAGATAAAAGAAAGAGGAATTTTACGCATCAATAGTTGAAAAACATTAGAACGTAGATTTCCAAATACTACAGCAGGCATGGTTAGTACTATCCGACTTTTACCATAACCTACTGTTTGTCTAAGTGCGTAATGCATTAATCCAGCTATTTGTTTACTTACTTGAGCAAGCCAACTATCTCCTTCAAACACTTTCATTTGAGTAATATCAAGTTGCCTATATCCAAATACTTTATCAATAATATCTTCCCTAACCATAAATGTTCCGTTTACGGCATATTCTTGTATATAAGTTCTAATAGCTTTAGGAAGTTTTCTAAATCTATCAATGTATTTAGAATCTGGATCTAAGAAATCTACAAATTGCTCTGGATGTTTACCATATAGATCCTCTTGTTCATGAATGAGAAGATCAATTGTATCCATATCATTTTTAATTGTGTTAGAACGATCAGCGTATCCTGATTCCATATGTGCTAACACATTTTGAATTTCTAAATCAGGACGTAAAAGTTCTTTTACATCGGAGTGATTCATCATTATACGATAGTCTGTAATCCTATTATTTTGATCTCTAATTGGGGTAAAAGCAAACCTCTCATCAAAACCTAAGTTCTTAGCTAAATTACCACTAAACTTTTTAAACGAATCAATCTTAGATTTAATCAACGCAAAATCAGGTTTACCTGTTGCAGGATGTACATAAGCAGGATTCTGTAATAGTATCTCAGTTAATGAGGTTCCCATATGTCGTTGATTGGTCGTAGACATAATCCCGGATATATCAGCAACTTCTGGAATGTTTCTATTGATATACATTGTATCCAGTGTTTGTGATCTATCTATTTTACCTAATGGGTACGAGTGTTTATATCCACGAGCAGCCATCTTATCTTTATCCGCAGCTGATCCAATTTTAATATCTGTAAGATTATCCAGACGTTCAACAATATAGCCTTTAACCATTTGAACAGGATCTCCATCAAACAGATCTCTTTGAGATTTTGTTTTGTACCAGATATGATTATCAAGTAAATCAATCATTCCATTAGCATCTGGATCTGCATTAAATTCTCTAGTAGATAGTTGCTGAACTTTCTCCCGTTGTTGAATATCAAGATGAGGGATAGAAGATATAGTCGCATATGCATCTAATAAATTAACTTGTGCTGGAGTAAAGTCTCCTTCTAAGTGGTCAAGAGCAATAGAATACGCATTAGTATATGCATCATGTTTTTTGCGTTTACCAGTTGCAATCCAGTAACCTAATTCATCTGCATATGCTATAGCTTCACTATCTTTAGTTAACCCAAGTTGTCTTCTAATTTGATCTTTTAATCTACTTCTTTCAATTCTAGCAACCTTATCCTCTCCTAATAAGTTCATAATTTTTCTAGTAGCATTAGGATCTTTATCTGCAAATCCTAAAGTATGCATCTTACGAAGACTAGATAGATCTGCTCTTAAAAGTACATCAGTAAGAGCTTCTCGAGTTTCAAAAGACATCCATTTATCATCTCCACTATCATCTGGTCTGGATTTCCAGATAGTTTTAAACCATTCATTAGAGAATGTCTCTGCTTCTCTACGTCTTTTAGATATATTAATTTTAGAATGAAGTAGTTGTTCTACCAGTTTCGGATTCTCTAAAGCACCGCCTCCTATTTCTTTAGCAACACCACGCATAGTAAAATTAAGCAAACCCATAATGTGATCTCTAGTTGCTTTAGCGTGAACACTATCACTCATGGTTAGGTACCCTGCATATGTACCCATAGTTGCAACTTTAAATGGTATTGGAGCCGTTTCTCCACCTGGCCCGTATTTTTCTGTTTCAGCAGCTACTGTTGCAACAGCTTGATCAAAAAATTCAATTATCCGAGCGTCAGAGCGTTCTAAAAATTGAATAGTTTTACTATCTAATTGACCATATTTACTTTTATGTTTATTTTGCATAGCAACTAATTGTTCCGTAATCGCTATAGCTTCAGCATAAGCTGTCGTATTATTGGACTCTACTTTCTTATTAAGTATTCGTTTAAAAGCATTTACAATTGATTGAACGAATTCCATAAATTTAGTTAAATAGCTTCGATCTTTAGCAAGTTGTTTTGATTTCATATAATCAATTAAAGATCTATTCGTAAGAGCCATTGATAAAAACTCAGTTAGTCTATCCTTAGAATTTGCTGTGTCGAAAGCATGTTTATATTGTGCTTTTGCTAGATTAGTTTCTGCACCTGTAGCTAAATTAACTGGACTAGTTCCTTTAGGACGGAATACTTTCCAGCCCTCACCCTTAAAATCTTTATGTAGTTCAGCTTCTAATTCATTATGTAAGCTTTCAAGTCTATCTGCTAATACAGGATCTTCTTCCAGTGCAACCAATGTCATAGCATGAACCATTTCATGAAGATATGCTTCCTGTGGTGATTGCCCATTACGCCCTCTAGGAGGTAATTGACTAACAGACATAGTTATGCGTTCACTTTCTGGTTCATAAGTTGCTTGAGTAATTCCTTCTATTTTCTCCATTGTTAAAGTAAGATCATTAGTTTCTTGAAACCCGTCAGATATAATATCTAATACTTCATTTAACGTAGATGTATGTGAATCCATTTCATCTTGACTATCGTAGTACTTACCTGAAAGAGCTTTAAATTTATTAAATAGTGATCTAACATTATCACTAGTAATAGCCCCTAGTTCTTCAGTAGAAGTTATTTCACCTTTAGGAAAAGCGTCTAAAGAATGAAGACCCAATTTTTTACCTAATTTTGTAAGTTTTATATCTAAATCTTTATTATAAGCAGGAAATAAATTAGTTTGCTCTCTATAGTGTTTATTAAAATTACCACTATCTCTAGATATCTTTGGGTTATAACCCATAGATTTTCCCATTGCTTCAAAAGATGTAAAGCTAAATGTTTCTGTATTCTTATTATAGTTTTGTTCAAACTCATTTAGTGTGTCAGTTTCAGATAATTCTTCATTAGATAAATTATACATATGGTCTATATTAGTGTAGCCATCTTCTAGTAGCTTTTGTCTTTGCTCACGTACTTTTTGTGTAATTGCTTTAGCTCTTTCAGATATAACACTAAGACTAGATTTGTCATTCCACTCAAGGTATTCTGGATTAGCTTCCCATACACGCATTTTTACTTTATCTAATCTAGTAAGTGTTTTACCTACCTTGGCATTCTTAAATCCCATTCTCAATCTGTCAGCGTCAAGTTTATGTTCCTTTATAAAATCATTTAATTTTGCAGCTTTAGTTCGATTATCTATATCTTGTCTAAACTCTTCCATTAATTGAATAGCTTTAGCAGTTAATTTTTCTTCTCTAGCTATTCGTTTTTGTTCTTTCTCAGTTAGTTCTATAGCATCTACTATATCTTTACGATCTGTATTACGCAGAACCCCTAGCATTTGATTATGCATTGCTTCCATAATGCTATGGGTTGTATTGAGTTCCCAGTGTATTTTGTTATAGGTTCTTGTTAAGTAATTTGCCCAATTACTACTGGCATTAAATCCATCATGAAGAGCATTTATTTCTGCTTTTTTCAAAAGTAGCCTAGTCATAGCTGATGCGTCTTGGTTGATAACCTGACGAATTAGCACAGCTAATCCAGCTGCATCGAATACCAATGATCGTTTAGGTGTAGATCTGGATGTATCTTTTTGTCTTTCACGATCATAAAAGTTAATTTCAGCTTGGTTCTCTTCTATATCACCTTTGTTAGTTGTAAATTTAGTAGAACTTAAATCAATACCACCTTCAATTGTTCCATCTTGGAGCCTTGTAGCTAAAGCACCAGCTACTTGAGGGTAGAATTTCATTAAGCCTTGTTTATCCTTAACCAGATCAATAACTTCTTGTTTAGTTAAACCAGGCCTAACAGCCCTAAGTTGCTCAGTAGCCTTATCCTCAATAGCTTTGCGAGTCTTCGCTGCCATGTTTTTAGGAGCAGGTTTGCCTGTTTTCTTATTAGTAATGCTAAAGCCATCTTTAGTCTTTATAACGTTAAACGTATAGGCGCCTTGTGTAACTTCAACAGGTACATCTTCCATAACAGGGGCATCTAAATTAATTTCATCTAATTTATTCTTAATAGCCTCTTCAAAATGAACCATAAATACTTGGTGTAGTACGTCTCCCATTTCGACTATTGATTGTCGAGGTTCTACAGTATCCCCAAGTAACTCATCTAAACTAGCTTCAAATCTAGGAGCAACACGAGTATTTAATTCTGCACGTACCTGTATGTCATTAAGCTTTACTTTAAAAGCAGGAGGAGTTATACCTAAATCTTTTTTAGTACCTTCTATTAACATTCGACCAAGAGCTCCTCGATCTGTTTGATTAAATGCATTTAGTGTTTCTAAAGCATCCATAAAAGGTGTAATAATTTGCTTTTCATAATTTTTTCTATTTTCAAAAAATCCATATCTTTTGTATTTATGGGTGTCTACAGGAAGCGCTGTTTTTGAGGTTTCTTCTACCAAATCTCTTAGTACATCTGCATGGCTAGGTTCCGACAATGTCGTGTAGTAAACTAATTCTTTATCATCTAAATTACCATCACCAATTTGTTTACGAATCCATTTTCTACGGTTAGGTTCTACATCTTGATGGGCTGTACCCTCTAACCATGCTTTATAATTATTAACAGCAGTTTTTATATCTGGTGTTTTGATAGTACCTGGGATATCTCTAGACGCCCAAGGATTTCCAAAATGCTGAGATGCAGTTAATCCTGGAATAGTATTAGAATTAAAAATTCTTAATGTATAAATTCTATTTGTAAGATCTTCTTTAGCATATTGTTTAGCGTCTGGTACTCCTTTTCTATTAGTAACTTTAGTAAGGAATGCAGGTATATCTGAACGTAGGAGTTCCTCTTCTTCATTATTAAAAATCTCTTTGTATTCTTTTTGAATAGTACTAATTCGTGAGTACATAGCTTTATTTACTTCATTACTTACCTCATTAGCTATATTAGCTATTCCTCCACCATACATCTTCATAATAAAAGGATACTTAACAACCTCCCTCATAGATTCCTGATCTCTAAACTCTGGATAGATAATTATAAGAGCGGCATTAATCTTGTTATAGTCCTCTTTAAAATTAGCTTCTCCCTCTTTTGTCAGAGTATATCTTTTTTTATCAACTAGGTCTTTTGACACTCTTGAAAATACTTTTTTCTTATACTTATCTTTGTACCATTCCCAAGCAACATCAGCAGAGTCATTATTCTGCATAAATTTAACTAGATCTTCATAAACACCAGGTTCTTTTGGATCAAAGGACTTATCTTTAAGATTATGGCCTACTTGACTATTCTTACGTATACGTTCTTCTTTGTCCCACATAGGAAACTGGAGTACATTTATAGCCCAACCATTAGAAGTACCGTCCCTTTCAGTATAAAGATCAGTTTCAAAAGTAGATTTTGATTTGTCTTCAATTCGTCTAAAATTCTTAGTATATCTTTTATTTCTACTTGGATAACCTGCTTTAGTTTTCTGAATAGCTTCTACTGTCATGTATTTAGATAATGCAGTAATACCATTTAGGAGAGTAATATCAGCTTCTTTAAATGTATTATCTTTTTTAATTGCTGATAAAGCTGAGGATAGATCTTGAGAAGCTCTGTCTTTATCCTTCTTAGCCTTGGCATCTTTAGGTTTAGTTCTAAGAATTCCTTTAGCGGCATTAAGACGTTGCATAGCTTCTACAGCTGCTAGAACATTTGAGTGATTAATAATATTCTGAAAGGCTTCTTCTGATTCAACTAAATCTTTTTTCTCTACAGCAAAAGCTTCATTAATTGCTAATTTAAAATTAGTAAACTGTTGTTCATTATCTACGGAAATTTTATTAAGTCCCCAAGCACCTACTAAGCCTCTAGTAAGTTTACTATTTTGAGGATTAATCTTACCTACCTGCATATACCTATGGTGGCTTTGTAATTTCCAAGCTAAATGAAATGCTGTTAATTCCCCACGATCATATGCCTGTAATAGTTCCTGCAAAGTATCTAGCATTCCATTATTTCTAGATGTTTTACTGGCTATTTCAACGTCATGGAATAATTGTATTTTTTCACCATCCTCAGTAGTTTCGTATAACTCCTCAACATCCATTAGCTCTTTCAAGACATCTGTGTCTCGTAAATCAGCCACAAGATCCATGGACTCTAATTTACTCCATACAACATTTTGAAGTCTTTTAAGTGTTTCATAAACTTCCCCACCTTTAGGAGCTTCTGTAAAAGTACCTGTAGATGGGTTTATTGGAGGAGGAGTTTGAAAAGGGCCAGGACTATTAATCATATTAGCCTTAGAGATACTTTTCATTTCTTCTAAGGCATCAAAAGTACTTTGGTTCCATTTTTGATTTTCATCTACTTTAATATGTAAGTAATGCTGTTGTTGTTCTAATGGTATAGGTTTACCTTCTGGATATTTTTTTCTAATCTCTTCATTATCAGAGACTTTTTCATGCGTAGGTGCATTGTTAAAAGCCCTATTTTCATTGTAATCATCAAAATTCCAATATTTTTTCTCTACAGAAAAATAAGCACCTTTATCAGTGCCTTGAGCAATTTCTAAGGCCATCATTCCAAGTGCAGGAGCTAGGAGTTCAAAATATAGATCCGCTCCTACTTGGTCTATAGGACTGTCTTTAGGGATTTTTTTAGCTCTTAGATCTAAAATACTAATAGCATGGTTTCCCATATCCATAGCTGCATCATGGTACCCAAAACCAACGTCATTAAGTTCCTCATCTTCATTTCTATTAAGTGTTTGGTTCTTACCACTATATAGAAAAGCTTCTTTTGCAAAGTCGTTATCCTTAAATCTATTATTGTTAGGGGTACGTTGTCTAAAAGACATAGCTGTTAACATCATGGTAAATACTATCTGATTAGGTAGTACACCTTGATTGTTATTACCAGTAGGATCTTCTTGAAGAAGTAAAGTTAACGGGGCTCTTAAAGCATGATTTCTAACATTTAATAGTTCAGATGTAGGCAATACCTTAGTCGTGGTCTGAATATTACCAGATGCATCTTTAATCTCTCTACTTACTCTAGTGTATTGACCATCTTTATCATATGCATCATTTATGTCTCTACTTAATTCTTCTACTTTCCATAGAATAGGATTCCCATCTTTATCTACGTCTGTAACATTATTAACCGTCCGTATTACAACCTCTTTTCTTGATAAATCTATAGAACTAACTTGATCATATCTATTTTTAAAATGCGTAAAGTTTTTAGATAATGTTTCAGCCGATGCTTGTGTTACACCTAAATTCATTAAGGCATTAACTAACGATTCCTGAGTATCAAAATCTTCATCCATCAGAGTATTAACAGCATCTTTTAATGTAGGTCGTGTGGATCCGATTTGAACTAAGTCTGTAAAATACGCACCAAGTACTTTTAACTGCCGTTCTAAATTAGTAGCCGTTAATTTACCGCCTAATACTTTAAGTACACCTCCTGTAATAGCTCTTTTGTATATTCGTTTGCTGCCTTCAATAAAATTAGGAAACAGATTTAATTGTGTTCCTTTTTCTGTTGTATCTTCGGCAGATCTGTCGAATAACGAGAGTTGCTCTCCTTTTTCACCCGGTCTAGGAGGTGGAGTAGTCTCATCAAAAGGTGTAGTAGTTGGGCCAGGTGGTTCATCAGATCTTTCAGGGACTTCACCTTCTGGAAAAAGGTCAAGTTGTTCTCCTGGTTCTGCTCCTTCAATCTTTTCTCGTCCTTGAATTTCTTTATTGAGAGCAATATAGCTTTGTTGGAGAGATTCGTGTTCATTTTTTTCCTCTGGAGTTATTGTACCCTCGTCTATTTTCTTTTTAAGTTCCAACCCTCTTTGTAAAATAGCTTCTAGGTTTTCTTTAAGAATAGCAGTCGGAGTTGTAGGAATGTCTTCAACTGATATTCCCTCTATTGTTGCTTCATCTATTTCAGGTGCTTTAAGAGAATCTTTAGCTTTTTTTAATCTTCTTAAAACTTCTTCGTGTTCAGCAAGATTTCGGGCTTTATTGAATTCATTTTTAGCCATAGAAGTATTTCTATGTCCTTCAACTACCCCCATAATCCAATTACCATAATTTACTTCCCCAGCAAGCGTATCAATTAATCTACCTGAGTTTTTATCTATTTTTGTAACATACGCAAATTTTCCATTATATAATTTCTTTTTATGTGCTTCATCAATTTGAGTCTCGGTCATATCTGTTACTACTTCATAGGTCATATCTCTACTATTTTCAGCTTTAGTACCCACAACAGCTACGGCTTTACCAGTACTAGTAAATATTTCATAGGCATTATCAAATGCATTTAATTTATTGTTTATATTAGTAGCATGAGTACGCATATCTGAAACAAGAGATTCAAGTCGTCTTGTGAGTTTTACATGATCTGTTAATTCAGTAAGGGCTGTTACAATGTCTGTGTAGTAAGCATGTAATCCTTTAAATTTCTTGCTCTCCCCTTCAAGAATTTCCTCATGTACCGTTGCCATATCTTTATCAATAGCGTCTTGTTTTTCACCTCTTTCTTTTTGAATTCTTTTTTGATTAAGTTTAGCTGTCCAGAATTTTATGTCATCTGGGGACTTGGCTTCTGCTAATTTCTTTTCTAATTCTTCTGGAGTTAACTTTTCTATTTCATCAAGCCTATCTTCTAATGACCCTAGAACTCTCTTACCAGTTCCTATTTTTTCTTCTAGTTCTTTTATTTCTTTTGAGAGTTGTTCTCGTACTTTTGTAATCTGTGCATCAGTTAAATCTTTATCAATTAATGCCTCTACATGATCTAATTTTGTAGAAGGAGTTGTATCAGTTCGTGGTTTATTTCCAAATATTAATGAATCAATTGGGACAGTTTCAGTTACTCCTGCAAGTTTTACATGAACCTTCCCATCTCTTTCTTGTTTGCCTAGGATTGTTTCAATAACAAATCCTTGTTCACCTTTTTTAAGTAATTCTTCATCAGTTGTATTTAAATGAACTACGTCTCCTGGTTTAAACTTTCCACTTGGATCAAAATTCGTAATATCTGGATCTTCTTCTTCGCTCATCTTTTTAATTAATGTAATTTGAGCATCAACTTCTTCATCTGAAATTTTGTCTATATCTCTACCTGTTCCATCAGCCCTAAATCCTTTTGGATTTGCGGATCCTGGCATAGTCGGAGACTTAGGACTTGCTTTATATGATTCATTTTCAAGTACCTTAGTTCTTCTATCATTAACGTCTATTAATTGTTTTTCATAGACTTTGAGCATTGTTGGGTTAAGAGGAGCTTGTAACTCATTAAGCAATTTATCCTGTTTTTTAATTGCTCCTTCTAGGTATGTAGCATGTTTCTGTTCTTCTATTTTAATAGCTTCCTGTTTTTTCGGCCCAGGTATGTCACTTTGATTAATCTTTTCAACATTACTCTTATGTTCAGCTATTTTTGTTTCTAATTGGAGTTCAAGTTCTAAGAGTTCAGTCATTTTTCTTGCCCCAATCCCTACAGGTACTGCTTTGCCCTCATGTTGTACATATTCAACAGTATCTTCAAGTGTGATTGGATCAGGCAGTTGCTCTTCTAAATTAGTTTTCTCTTCTAGTCTTTTCTCTATTTCAGCTTCTAAATCATCATTCATTGCTTCGATAGCGTCATCTAATGACATGGCACCATCTGAAACTAACTGTTCATAAGGCTTATATAGCTTTTTCAGTAAGGTATTAGTAGTTTCCAGTTTTCCAGGTCGACCAGGTAAACTTAAAGTTTTACCGTGTAGATTGGGTATTTCATCATAAGCATCTTGTAAATCAGTTAATTGTTCAGTAAGAGCGTCTAATTTAGATTTTAAATTAGAAGGTGCTTCTTGCATCTTTTTAATTTTTTCTATTTTTTCTTGAGTGCTCTTTATTTCATTTTCAATTTTTTGTTTAGTTGCTTTGTCTGTTTTAGCTGCTGCTTTCTTTCCAGAAGGATCCCATGCTTTTTTAGCAACTTTTTTAGTTACCTCTTTGGCTGTTCCTCCAACTGCCATTGCTGGTGCCATAGTACCAACTGCAAATCCTTCTGGAATTCCTCCTTCAACTGCTGCTTTACCAATATCAACTTTTTTCTGTAATGCCGCTTGTTCCAGCATTGAATTAGTTGTTCCTTGTACAAACTCAGCACCAAACATTTTAGGAGGAGCCCATACTACTTTACCTAACGTACGTACAGTAGGATGTATAGTTGCCAATACACCATTCGTTATCTGTGTGCCCCATAAACCAGCACCACCTAATCCTGGGATTAATTTAAGTTGTTTTACAACTATACCTGCACTTACTTTTTCAGATACTTCTTGTAAAGTAGAAAATATTTTAATATCCGTAAGTATTTCAGGTGTTAATGCCTTTTCACCATGCTCGGCAACATACTGCTCAATATTAGCCTTAGTTCTGCCTCTAGCTAAGCCAGTAAGTAGCCCAAGTTGGACAGGTATATTTCCATATACTAATGCTACCGTATATCCAAAACTATCAAGACCTTGTAGGGCAAGAGTACCTTTGTATTCTTTAAATAGCTCTAAAGCTGCTGCCGCATTGCCATGCTCTTTAGCAATTACACGCATTGCTGTAGTAGCACTTTCAATATATTTTCTATTATATGGATGTGCTTCATGCCATATTTTAGAGAATTCTTTAAGCTTAGCTTGTTGGTCTTGGTTTTCTTTCGCATCCTTATCTAAAGTAGCAATTACTTGATACTTTTCACTATCCTTAAATGCCTGCAACTCAGCTGATAGTCCTTTATTTTCTTGAATTGCTAAATAGTTTAATTTGTCTTGCTGAGTAATTTCATCATTAGGATCATGTGTAATAGACGACAGAAAACTTCCAGCTTTAAGTCTATTATTATGATCATTAATATGTTCTGTTAAAGTTGTAGCTCCTACAAATCCTTGAAATATAGTTTCAACAGGATCAACTAAACCTCCTACTAATTTATTGTACATTCCTGATACTGATGTTTCTTCAGGATGATCCAAAAGATTAGCTTGATAGTTTGCAATATCATAAGCCATGAATACTTGAGCTTCGATTTTATCGCTAAAAGGCATCCATGTACCGTCTTGTGTAAGTAGACGATATGTTCCATCTTGTAATTCTACTAAGTTACGATTTACAGATACTATTGGAGATGATGGAGTAAAATCTGGTAGTTTATAAATTTCTTTAATCAGTGCTTCATTAGGAGTTTTGTAAGAACTGTATAAATCCTCATAAGTTTTAGCCTCAGCAGGGCGAGGAGTAGCAGGACTATAAATATTTTCACTAACTGTTTTTGGTACAGATCGAGGACTATAAATATCTGGCTCTGGAACATCTATTTGCGGAACTGCTTCTGGTGTTACTTCTGGTACCGTTTCTGGAACTTCAGGAGTAACAGCAGGTTGTTGATAAGTTCCTTTAGGATCAGAAATAATTTCTGCTCTCTTTGTAAGAGCTTGTTTACGTTTGTTATCAAAATAAGCAGAATCATGTTTATCTTCTATAATTTTTTTATTGGTCTGGACATTGTCCATAATGGTATCAAGACCAGAATTTAAATACTGATTTGCGGAAAGATCCTGACGTCCAGTTGCAAAATCTCCATAACCACTAAGACTATCCACACTAAACTTCTTTTGTTTTTTACGGCTACTTAGTTCTTGATCTATTCTTTTAAATTTTCGTTGTTCTGCTTGCAGTTTTTCTGCTCTTGCACGGTCTTTACCTGGATCTCTTCTATCTATATCAACACTAGGAGGTTTAGTAATAGGTGTAGGAGGCTTGTGCTCTTTAAGATGAGGTAATTTGTGAGTAGGTGTTAAAACAACTTCTTCTTTATCTGCCTTATTAGTAATTTTTCTAAGTTCATCTATTCGTTTAAATTCTCTTCTTTGTGCTTGTAGTCTTTCAGCTTTTCTACGATCTGCCCCAGTATCTCGTAAATCTACATCAGCAGGAGGAGCTTCTTGTACAGCCTTTGCAATACCACCAGGAGCACTAATATCAACAGATGGATCAATTGTTTTAATAGGAGGAGGTGTTGGTTTGTCTTCTGGTTTATGTGTTTGACTAGATACTGGCTTGGACGTCTCCTCAACTGCTTCTGGCATTTTTGTAACAAACGGTGTTTGAGGAGTAGGTTTAGTAAAATCTTGTAATACACCATCTTTGTAATGAATTTTTTTCCAATGCCCCATACCTTCTTTAAAACTATCAAGATCTTTACGTTTTTTGGTAGCTACTTTTTTTCCACCAGGGCCTTCTTTAACTCCACCTTTAAATGGTCGTTGTTTAAATAGAGCAATACCAGCAGTTTCTATTTCTTGCATTGTAGGATGAGTTTTTTTAGTTGCTTTAATAGCTTCCAGCACACGACTAAAACCAGTATTATATGATGCAGCAGCTAACTGTTGAGCTTGTCGTTCGTCAAATCCTTTAAGTTTCCATCTATTAACATGCTTAGATAAGTACTTAGCTCCAGCATACAACTGATGAGCGGCATTATTTACATCGCCACCAGGTAACATTTCTTCCATGGTTTGTTGTGTTACTTGAGCTATACCTCTAACATTGGTTGGAGATTTAGCAGTTTGTTTATTGCCTGATTCTTCAAAAACTAACGAACGAAATAATGCTTTAGGAAGTCCAAATTCTTCAGCAGCTCCATCTATAGCCGTAAAAATCTCATTTTCTTCTGTAAAAGATTTAGGAGTAGTAAGAGGGTCAGCTGTTACATCTGTAACTACAGGGTCTGGATTTACTTTATCAGAAAACGTAACATTACCAAATTCACCTGTAGATAAAGTATCACTGTTAGTACCGACTACATTGGGAGTTGCCCCACCCATACCATATTTGTGATTTATAACCTGTGCTAATCTAGTAGCTTTAAGATTATGGACACTATTGCGTTTAGCATTTAGTACATTAGCTAAACTAGCGGCTTTAGTCTGTAAAAGGGAGTCTCTTGCGGAAGGTTTTGGTGGAGTTGCGCCATTA